TTGTTTGCGTATAGTGTTGGCTACCATAAATTTGAATATGATCTATATTTTTTTCTAATACTAAATTAATAATTTTAGTATAATCTGTTGGAATCGGTCCCATATATTCAGCTATTCCTGTAGTATTATCATAAATTAAAGCTGAATAATTTAAACTTAAAGGTTTAGCATCAAAACTTAATATTTTCATTTTTTAAACCTCAATAACCGCAGCATCATAACAAAATAAATAGTAACAATAATCTTCTTGATTTTCACTGGCAGGATCTCCGCAACGGAGCCAAATTTCCCACGCAGTATTTGTTTTATCTTTGTCAATTGAAACTACCTGGCCTCTATTGTCTAAACATTCTAATAATGCTACTGCTGCTTCTCCAGCAGAGTCTGTTACTCGAAAGATAGTATAATCTCTTTTTTCATGGCAAAGTAGCATAGCATAAACATCAATATCATCTCTAAACCAAAGTCGAATTTCTTCAAGTTTCTTTTTAATTTGATTTCGACTTAATACTTTTTCTTGACTACTAAGTTGTTTATTTACTTCATATAAACTATTACCTTGAATTTCCATTAGCTAATCCTTTCTGCGTATTGATTAGGAGAAGCTAAATTTACTCCTAATATTTCATCATAATGAGATTCACAATCAGGAATAAATCTCCCATATTTTATAATTATATTATCATAATTTTTAAGTTTTGTCAAGATATCTATTTGAATAAAAATTCCCATAGCAGGAGCTTGACTTAATTCTTCTTTTGTATAACCAGTATAAATAACTACATCATCATGACAATTATATTCATGACGTAAAAGATAAATGAAATTGATTACAGTCAATATACTATCCAGAGGTTCTAATCCTTGCATTACAATAGCTTCAGTGATTGGATTATTAAGATATCGTTTAATGATAGCATATTCAGGTATTTCTATATTGGGGGCGGAGGCTAGGTCTGAATTTTGACAGACCTGACGCCCGCATTCTTTATCACATTTAAAAGTACAATATGGGAATTCTAGAACCATTGAAGGTTTTTTATAGTTTACAAAATCTTCATCAATTAGTCCTTTGAGTATCATCGTTAATTATCCTTTTAGCTTGTAAATATTCTTGCCATGTCTTTAAAGTGATTTTAATCCAACCATCTTCAACTCCGGTAATTAGATATATTAAATCGTCTCGGCTGTTGAATTTATTTGTTCCCATCTTCTAAGCTTATATTCACTCTTTCTATTTTTAGACCAAGTTTGAATTGGAGTATAAAATCCAACTATTCTTGTATATTCAGTTTCGACTGGTTTTCCACACACGGGACAAGTTCTTCCATAAAATGCATGGTTATCTTCACAAGCTTGAATTTTAGTATTAAAAGCAAAATAGGTTACACCTTGATCAGCAATATATTCAACCATTTTTCTAGCTTTTTCATAACTATCAAAAGGAGAATCAATATTGGCATGAAGGATTGAACCGCCATTACAATAACCATCAAATAAAGCCTGAACTCTTACTCTTTCTTGAAGAGTCGTTTTAATTCCAAGTGGCATAAACTGATTGCCATATAGGGGTAGATCATAAATATCAGCATCAGGATAGAAGAATTTATCTTTACGCATTAGCTTATCTGCGGCGGACTCACCTGGAATTTGTTCTGTATTAATTTTATAATCTGCACCCATATCAAGAATAAACTGATCTGCTACTTCTCGCATGGTTTTAAAGATCTTTTCTCCTAGGGCGGCTGCACGGTCATCATAAAAAGTATTGCCAAATTGATCTTGATTAATATAACCAAAACGTTTCATTGTTTCATAGACACCAATAAAACCAATTGTATTATATAGATGTTCAAAATCAACCAGCCCATATGAGAAATTAGGAAGTAATCCTTTTTCAACATTCCGTTGAATAATATGTCTAACGCAATCTAGAGCTCTGAGTGCGACGAGGGTGCGCCCGCGTAGGTTCTCGATAAATTCTTCTTCATCTTTTGAATCTAATGCACAACGAGCTAGATTAATTGTATTAACTTTGACAGAACCGACTTTAAGAGCTGTCCCACCTATTGAATTGAAGTAACCTAGATCTCTAATGTCACTCTTCAATCTACAACAATTTGATAAACTATTAACTGAATCATCAATGAAAAGATTACTATCACTCCACTGCATATTATGTTCTATAGCCCAGCGTGCAAATCCCTCGTCTTCAAATTTGCCATTAATTCTAAGTAATGAAATTGTAGAAACTGGGAATGTAAACATATTATCATTACGTGTAGCAGCCATTTCTTCTAAGTACCACTTTTGAAATTCAATGACTTCATCTTCTGCGTCAATCATAAAACTTCCATCAGGAAATTCGCTGCCGCCAAATAGCGCTTCGTAGTAAGGATGATCAAAGACAGATGTATTAGTAAAAGCAGACTGCTGTCCATCACGTACATAAGGTTGATTTACTGCGTATATAAATCTCTGAAAATTTTGTCGAGCATATTTTTCTTCACTATGGCTCATTTTAATTCCGAGATAATCTGATGCAACATCTTTACGCCAGAAATAATACATATATGGAATTAAATTTGGCAGACCAACCGCACCAGAAGATCTATTACTAGCAAAACCAATGAACTCTTTGACGAAATCTACAAAAGTCGTAAGATGTTGCGCGGGCTGTGGATTAAAAGTGCCACCAATAAAATACAACCCTTTTTCTGCTAAATCTTTAAGATCATATGCAAAGCAGTAATGTTTAAAAGTAGAAGTATCTGAATCATGCATATAAAGCTGGCCAATCCATTCCATTCTTAGCCATTCATTTGCAGCTTTAAATCCAAACCTCTTTTGCATTTCATAATAAATTTTATTAAATGCAAGTACTTTTCTATGGGGCTTTGGCATTTCAGATAGAAGCGTAACAATGTCTTTTCTGCCTACGTTACTATTTCCATCAATAGATGAATCTGCTACTGTTGATTCATCAATAAAATTTGAAATAAAATCTGTATAAGAGAGTTGTTCATCTGCGAAACCATTAATCTGCGCAAGTTCAGTTCCGAACTCTCCTTGTAATTTATTATATTGAGTAGTAAAGTTTTTACCTAATCGAACATTTATTTCCAAATTGAATACCTCTCAATTATAAAGATCTAAGCCAAGCAATTGCTTTAGAAAAATCAAGGAGTTCTCCATCTTTTTCAATAGTAGGAGCTGATTTAATTCCTTTAGATTTCATTAAATTAATATCATCATTAACAGTAAAAGCGATATTTGCTTGCTCTAATTTTTTTTCTAAAACTGCACATTTAGGGCAGTGTGTTGAATATAAAACTATCATATTCTTTCCTCCTATTTATTATATATTAAAATCATTCTAACAAGATTATATCATTCTGCCCGAATGACATAATTTTCTAGACAACAAAATTATTCATTTTGAATTAATTCTTGGATGGTATTACACAACCAAGGAAGCACTTCATTTTTTACAATTGCGGATATTTCGTTATGTTCATTTTCGATAATAAAATGATGAAAATCAATATTCTTAGGATTAAAATCTTCTTTATCGGTTTTGAATCTACGACAAATTTCTTCACAATCTGGGCTAACTTCACGATTAAGTTGTCTTAATAATCTTGTTTTATCTGAACATATGATATAAATAGGAATAACAGTGTATTCATTCCTAGGTAACTTTAAAAGTTGCTTTACGCCTGCAATATTAAATACTCCTATATTAATTTTATCAGATCGAATTGAATTTTTTAAAGTACCATAGCGCCATCCCCTAAATTCAGCATACTCTAAATAGTCTCCATGATTTAGATATTTTTGAGATTCTTCATCTGAAATAAAATGATAATCTACCCAATCTTGTTCATACTCACGCGGCGGCCGCGTAGTTGAAGAAATAATTTCATGGCAAAGATAAGGAGATTGTTTTACAATCTCCTTTTGAATTGTATCTTTACCAGCTCCCGCCGCTCCAAATAATGCTACAATATATTTTTTATTCATCAGTTTGTCCGTACCTTTTTGATGTAATCTCAATATTTGATCCATGAATATCTGTTATTTTATACAATGTATGTCCAGGGGTATTGTTATAACGTTTTGCTACGAACATATCATCTCTTCTAAACCCTGTTACCATAAGTTTTGTGCCACGTACAAACCAGCCCTTTTCTTTAACTTTTTTAGTTCCATCGGGCTGTGGCTCACTAATTTGTCTACCATATAATGCATAAAACTCTTTTGTAAATTTCACATTAACAACTCCTGTTTGAGTTAATAATGAAATACTGTGGCGGCTATCATTTTTACTAATTACAGTGCCTGCAATCCTAAATAAATTAAAGATTGGAATTTGTTTATTATTTCGTTTAAAGAAATAATTAACACTTGGTTCAGAAGATAACGTATTAAAATCAATAATACCATACTTTTGTTCATTAACATGAGCGAGTTCATGTTCATGATAATAAAAACAAAGTGCTTCCATTTCCCATGCAGAGATTGTTCCTTGCGCATATTTATTCCAACATTCCATAAATAATTGTTGATTATATGCATCCAACATTTCTTGCTGATGTTTTTGAAGATAAGTTCGTACTTTATCAATTTTTTGTTTATAAACTTTATCCCAAATAGTCTGTTTAATAAAGTATTGACCATGACTAATCTGTACGATATCTAAAAGATCAGGCGCTTCACGTTCTAGAAATTCATACATAATTTCACTAATACGATAATACTCTTCAACTTTATCTTTTTTACAGAATTTATTAAATTTAAAAATTTTCTTTTCAAAATCTAATTCTGCTGGAAAAAGATTTCGTTCAATTAATCCATTAACGTTTTGAAGATTAAGCTTTGATTTTGGTTCACTTGCAATCAAAAGATACTGAATCATTGTAAAATATCTTGGTTCACATTTAAGTTCTGCGGCGGCCGCTTCATTCAATGTATCAAATGCCCCTGCTTTAATCAAACTAATCATCGCTGTTTTTGTTAATGGACATTTACGCATAAAATCTTTAAATGAATAATATGGTCTATTTGCAATAATCTTTTCTATAATTGGCGCTCCAACTCCTGTTAAAGCTTTCATACCAAAAAGAATTTGATTATTTTCTTCATCAGGTTCAAAACCATATGAAGATTTATTTATATCAACGAGTGAAACTTTAATCCCTGATGCAATAATTTCACCCAATGCTTTTGCTAATTTACTATAATCTGTACTAGCTTCTTTCTTTTGAACTCCAATGATATCTCCATCATCATCTTCAAGATATTCATTATCATCATTCTCCAGACTTCCACTATTTACAATTAAACATGCTGTATTCCAATAAATTGGATTCCAATTTGTTGCTATATATGCAGTTTGATATCCGATAAATGAATATGCTAGAGCGTGGATGACTGAAAAACTATATCCCATTTGTGGGCCAATTCCAGATTTCCATACATACTGACCTAACGCCGGAGATTTTGCTTGAGTTAAAACCTTTTCTCTTAAAGCTGGAATCTTATCCATTTGTTTCTTGCCAACTACTTTTCGTGCGGCGTTTGCTTCGGCCAGCGTAAACCCACAAATATTTTCATCCATTAACATTTGCATTAACTGTTCCTGGCTTGGCGGTACTCCATATGATGATTTAAAGTATGGCTCAAGAACCTGGACTTCTCGATCGGTTAAGCCTGCGCCCGCCATTTCATTATACCAAAGTTTAATATTATTCTTAAACCTGATATATTTTTCCATTGGAGTTTCTTCGCCTTGTTCACTTGTCATCAAACGCATTAATCCATTTGCGTCTGTAAGTTCTAGAATATTTTGTGGTTTAATCTTCTTTGCGGCTTGTGCCCCAACATCTGAATCAAACTGAAATACGTTAAGAATTTTACCAGTTTGGATATTTTTCCATACATCATCTCGATCAAGAGGAATAACATTAGGATGAAGATATTTATTATAAACTTCTCTTAAAGTTAAATCAGATTCAATCTTATTATTCTCTTGAAGAAATTTAATTGCTTGGGCTAATTTATCTTGAACTTCTGTTACCAGAAAGTCATATTTTACATAACCTAAATATTCTGCATCATGCAGATCATATGCTGTGATAATTTCACCTTTTGGTGTTCTCATATAAGACCCAAAATCATACGGATCTTGATCGTTCATAATAATTCCAGAAGCATGAGAACTACGTTTATTAATAAGATTTTCAATACCTTGCATAATTTCCAAAAGACCTGGATAATTTGAAATCTCATTAATAAACAAATCAACCTTGCGGCGGCCCTTTTCAGAATTACCATGGACTACATCTTTTAATGGCCATAGAAATCCTCTTTCTTGTGGGACTAGAGATGATAAATATTGTGCTGTATCACTATCAATCCCATCTGGATATTCTTCAGATCTATAACCGCGGCAAGCTGTAAGAATTGTTGACTTAGTTGTTTCTGTTCCAAATGTTGCTACCAAAACACAACCAAGATTATTACGACTTAATTCATCAATGTCTGAATTGAAATCTTTACCACGTTCTTCTTTAATTTTACGAATAATTGTAGATTTCTTTGATGGACAAAGATCTATATCAATATCACCAAGTTCGACTCGATCTTTGTTAAGATATCTCCAGAATGGAAGATTCCACTGGATTGGATCAAGTTGTGTAATCCCGAGTAGATAATGATTGAGTCCACTACAACTAGACCCACGGCCGGCACCCACCAAGCTCCCGCAATCCCACATCATATCAATATAATGCTGAAGAGTTATAGGATATTTAAACATATTAGTTTCAAGTTTTTCACTAATTGTTTTTTTAATATCTGCTTCTTCTTCAAGACGAGTTAAATAAGTGTCATTTTCTAAATTTAATTCTTGAAGTTTATTAATACACTCATTAACCCAATATCTTTCATAATTATCTTGAGATTCATACATTGAAGTTAATACTGGATATTTATCTGTAAAGAAATTATTCTTTTCACCTTGTACTAGCCATTTTTGTTCATAATCTTTAACTTCAACAGATGGAATTACTTGATGATGTGCTAAATCATATACTTCAATTTTATCAAAAATCTCCATACTATTTTTGCACATCTGCTCATATTCAGATGCAATAGATGGACGTAGATTATTTAAAATATCTTCTTCAGATTGAAGATATGCATACTCATAAAATGAATCAACTTCACGGTCGCCGCCCTTAGAATTTAAATATGCTTTATGTACATACCTATCTTCTCTTTTGAGATAATGAGCATCTGTGCCTATTATCATTTTAATTCCATATGCGGCAGCTATATCTTTAAGTTTTAAATTAACTCTAATCTGTTCAGCACTAGCACCTGGCGCACACTCAATATAAAAATCATCACCAAATAATGGTTTAACAAAATTGATAAAATTTTCAATTTGAAGATATGCGGTCATTGCGCCATTTTCATCACCAACCTGCCGTGCCAATATCATATTATTTACAGCAGATGATAATTCACCGCCAAGACAAGCTGATGTTGCAATTAAATGTCCTGGCTGCGCCCGCACGACTTTTTCTAATTCGCTTTTGAGTGTAGGTACTCTTTCCATACCACGATCATGATAACTTTGCATCCATGCTATTGAACTTAATTCAGAAAGCTGCCTATGTCCTATTTTATCTTTTGCGATAAGAATAAAATGATAATAAGGTTGGCTTGGCTTACGTTCATCTACTAAATAAATTTCATTTCCTAATCCGATTTTAAAATCAGGGTGTTCTTTCTGAAGTTTATTAAAAATAACATGACTTGACAAACATTCGTGATCAGTTATAGTTAATCCTTTTAATCCAAGCTCTATTGCTCGTTCAATTAAATCTTTAGGTTTATTAATACAATCGAGTAGTCTTATATTGCTGAAATGACTATGACTATGCACCTCAAAACGGTCTAACACTTTCATACCTCACTTCGATATTTTTTTCTATATATATTATATCATAAAATAAGAAGTTTGTCAAGATTTATTCATCTTGACAATTCTTAAATAAATCATTTATATCAAAAGGTTCATCTTTTATATATATTCCAGCAGGCCGACCCGCATCATTTTTTATTATGGTAGCGCCAGCTTCTAAGGCACATTTTATTAATAAAGCTATATCAATATTAGGTGATTTTTTCATTGTGGAATAAATTCCTTATTAGTAATTTTTACTTTAAAATCTTCTTCTAATATATCATTACGAAAATAATAAACATTTCCATAATATTTTTTAATATTATTACGGAATTCCCAATAAGCATCTTCACCAATAAAAAATTCAGCATCAATTAAATGGTATGGACGCTCTTCCATATAAATACGGTTTGGGCAAATAATCATACATTCTTTTGTATATGTTAGTTTAGTATGTAAATATTTTTCTTCTGAAATCTGTTGTTTAAAAATCATTTCCATTATCTTAGGCTCTACTTTCATAATATTCATTTTCATTTTCTGGAGTTAAAAGAAAACGTGTTGTTTCTAATTTTAAGTCATTTATAGTGTATTCTTCATTATAAGGAATACGAATTAAAGGAATATTATTTTCAAAGCAAAATTTATTTTTAATTAAATCATTTTTTCTTGTTTGTTGTAAATTTTGTTCTGTATCCCATCCTGAACCTTTAGCAAAAAAATGTTGAGAGCCATCATATTCAATCATATAACTATCATTTACATAAAAATCATATTCCATAGGGCGTCCATGAGTAGGATATTTTTTATTTAATTGAATATTGTTATAATCTTTAATAAATGGTAAATTTAATTGAATTAATAAGTTTTTAATATTTTCTTCGTTGTATGAAATATTCCTACCACATCCACAACTTTTAATCCTTCCATTGACTAAATAAGGACCTGCTACAATATGATTTTTAGTACCACAATCACAATCACACGAATATAAATATGATCCATTTAAACTTCGTTTATTTTCAATACGTGATTGAACTGTTAATCTTCCAAATTTATCTCCAGGTTGTATATCTAAATATTTCCTTCTACAGCCACAACTTTTTACTTTTTCTTGTGTTAATGCGACAGTAGGTATATCTTTTTCATTTCCACATTTACATTTACAATGCCAATATCGTTGGCCATCTTTTTTAAAAGCAAAATTTAATACTGTTAAATCATTATATATTTTACCAGTTAAATCTTCTAATTCTCCATTATATTGGTAAGATAAACATCCACAAGATTTTACTTCTCCTGAAGTTAAATTACCAGCAGAAACCCAAGTTTCATTTCCACAATCACATCGACATTTTAAATAAGTTTTTTTATTACGGACTTCTCGTTCATTTAAAACAGTTAAAAGATTAAATTTCATACCAGTATAATCTTTTTGGCTATTTTTATATTGACATTCTTCACATTGTTGTGACCATTCTCCTGCTCTTAATTTTCCAAAATTTCCACATTCACATTGTCCTACCCACATAGGACGCTTAGGATCTAAAGTTCTATAAAGAATAGTCCATTTATTAAATTTCTGATTAGTAAAATCTTTAGCTCTACCTACTTCTCGCTTAGGCCATAATAATAAAGCTTCTTCTAATGTTTTTACATAATTACTTTTCATATTTTAATTTTGAATAATAACAAGTTTTTCTACTGCACGGGTTGCAGCTGTATATAACCATCTCATATGCTCTTCTTTATTCCATGGAAAATTTTCTTCTACTACTAAAACCTTATTCCATTGAGATCCTTGAGCTTTATGCGCTGTAATTGAATACCCATATTCAAACTCACGAGGTATGATGTCTCCAATACGGTGTCTAGCTTTACCAATTTTATAAGCATCGCGCCAGTCGCAACATAGCTTACCTTCAGTTAAATATTGATAATCTATTTCAACAGCAGGATACTCACTATCCTCCGTTACCACTTCAGCTTGCAGAATATCAAAACGTTTAACTGAAGTATAAAGCCAATATGGGATATTTCTAAAGGTTTTAAATGAATTTTTTAAATATCCAATAGAGCCGTTAATGAGAGGATCGCCATTCATATTTAGATCTTCCCAATAATTTCTTACTGCAATTACTTTATCTCCATCTTGCGGCGGCCCCTCATGGCCAGCGAGAGCGCGCATCCGTGCATTTAAAGTATTTCTAGTTACATTTTTGGCACATAGAACTTGATCTGCCCAAGTAAGAACACTATCTTCGCTGAGATAAATATTAGGTAATACCTTGATTTCTTTTCCATCTTGAATTTGAATAGGCTTCATAGCACGAATATCCATAGTCAATCTAATGATTTCTGACTCTTGTGCCTGCCGCATAATTTCATCAAGAAAAATATGTGGATTGTCAAGAAGATGGTTATCTTGATCTTTATCTATTGGTGGAAGCTGAAATGGATCGCCTAAACAAATTATATATACTTGATGTTTAAAAAGTAGATCCATTAATTTTTTAGGCGCCATACTAACTTCATCAACAATAACTATGTCATATGGAATACTAGGTTTAGGCCTATTTATAAATCCGCCACCTGGTTTTGGAAAACTTTCATAAAGTAATCTATGTAATGTACTTACATTATCATTGCCTTTTTTACGCAATACCTCGGCAGCCTTCCCAGTAAAAGTTGCAAAACAAACTCGATCTGGCGCTACATCTAGAGCTTCAATAATAAATCGTACTAAAGTACTCTTACCGCTTCCTGCATAGCCACTAATTACACTAAATTTCTCACCAGCTCTATATCTAGCAACCGCAATTTTTAGTCCTTGTTCCTGTTTAGGAGTTAGAACCATATATACACATCCTTTTATTATTTCTTATGTGTATATAATACCATATTTTTCTCATTTTGTCAATTTCGGTTTCAAAAAATCCTAGACCACTTTTTGCTTCAGAGTTTCGGTCGTGTGCGCGGCGCCCAGCTTTTTCATCGCACATCTTTCAAAAAAAGTATTTCTTGCTATCTACGACTTCATAATCTTCAATAAATAGTTGTGGAGTGATGTTCCCCATCCATTCATTCTGATTGCACTTAGCCACAATATTTAATTCAATATATCCTGTATTATTATATTGTAATTTAGCACAATCTAATTCTGTAGCTCTAAATAACATTAATGCAATTTCATTAGATAAAGTAATTTTAATAGTATAACCTTTTTTATCATAAATAGTAACCATTTCAGGGGTGACTTTAAGATTTTGAATTGCAATTAAAGCTTCCGGCAGATCTTTTCCCCATAACGAATCTAGGTTTGCGATATCCAAAATAGCCTGCGGCCGCACATCTTTTTCTTCCCAAATATAGTCAACATGATAAATAGCTTCATTAGGCATATCTTTTAAAAGTTCATCCGTCTTTTGAATAAATGCTGGAATATCATCTATTAAAATGCCTAAACCAAATGCTCCTTGATGCCCAGTTGCATACATTACAAGACCAGTTTCTTCACATATAGACTTAAATTCAGTTACACCAACAATATCACATCCACGCGCACTGCCTTGATATGAAATTTGATTTATAATTGAATCTTCCCAAGGAGGGGTAGATGAATCAGAACTTACGACTTTTGTAAGAATACAACATGGTCGTTGATATTTAGCCATAATTTTATTGGCACAAAGGCCAGCAATATTCTTATCAATTTGACCTGGTTCTAAAAGAAAAAGAATTACTTTATGATCTAACAGATTTTCATTTTCAATTTTTCGTTCTAATAAATCCATACAATTATCTTGTGCTTTTGTTTGACGAGCTTTAACATTAGTAGCTACTCTAATGGCTTGTTCTACTATTGATTCCATTGCGCCAGCCGCATGTCCACGCTTAGTTGAGGGTACTTTTTCAAAAGCAAATTGAGACAACATGGATTTAAAGACTAATTCTTTTTCATCGTTAGTTCCACTACGTACAATAGCATTTACAAAAGGAGCTACATAAAAAGCTACACCGATTGGAGTCACTTTATCTCCTATTGAGTATTTATTTTTTTCAATCATATACGTAATAAATGGATTGCATAGATTTTCTTCTTTTAAACCTATTTGGATAAGATGTTTTGTTTCAAAAGATAGCATACTCATCATATCCGCGCAATTGCCAAGTGCTACTAAATCTAAATATTTATTTGCGGTAGTGGTTCCTAATAGATCGTCTAAATATCTACAAAATTGCCAAGTTACTCCTACTCCAGATAATTCCTTATTTGGATAATCAGAAATTTGATTATTAATTACAAAAGCATAAGGGTTTTTAATATCGCAAATATGGTGATCTAGAATAATGACTAAACATTTTTCATTCCATAAAGCTTGGCACTCTTCAATATCATTAGAGCCAGCGTCTGGAATAATGATTAATTTATGCTCTCCATTTAATGATTGTAAAATGTTTTGAATATGATCGTTAAGACCATGCTGTTTTCCATCATGGATACGATATGATAGATGTGCGGCGGTCCAGTCTGGGAACATTTCATAGAGATAGTTATATATTAATGCGGCAGATGTAAAGCCATCACAATCTGAATCTACAATTAAGATTGCATCAAGATTTAGATTAATTGTAGTAATAAGGGTGGCCGCCGCATCATGTAACACCTTTTTACCAAAGCTTTCATAAGAATTAATATCTGCATCAGTAGTATTTAAAAAATGTTCAATATCTTCTTGTTTAATTCCACGATTTGTTAAGATTTGTTCTATTGCATTATAATTTGGATTAATAGGTTTAATTAAACTATACTTCATTGTATCATTCTTTCTAATATTATTTCTAATAATAGTATAACATAAAAAAAATGACTTGTCAAGATGACAAGTCAGTTTTTGGAAAATAGTATTTACAAAATTTTGCTATACGTTTAGCTTTATGTTGATCAGATTCCCAATTAGTATGTAAATGTCTAGTTGTAACTCGACAAATACAATCCCAAGAAAACTCTCCCTGTTTAGTACATTCACAGTAAAAACAACTGGGATGATCTCTTCGATATTCATATTGTGCAGAATCAACATAAAGAGATACTGTATCTTGATATTCTTGCCATTCTTCTTTTGTCATATAAATATCCTTTTATTAAATAGCTCTAAAAAAATATCTTTTCCTTGGTCTATTGGGGAATTTTTATATTTTAAAGTATATCCTTTGTCAAAAATATATGAAAGCTGAATATATTTACCATATTTATTATGTAGATTATACATTTTAGCTGCCCAATCTTTATGCTCTTGATCAGTTAATATTTGGTATTGTCGATCTAAAGCAATAATCAATTCTTGAATACCAAGAGAAAGGAGTAAATTAACTTGATAAGAACTAATATTACTGCCACAACATGCTACACTAATATCATTCTCAGATCCAAAATATGTTGCAAATTTAAGACAGCTTTTTTCTGATTCAAACACTATAGCTTTTTTAATAGCTTTTATAGGCTCAGCGGCATTATTTATATTATATAAATTTAAACTTAACGGATGATTATACATATGTTTATTTATAACAGCTGGTCTATATTTACCTATTGCTTCATATTCTTTAATTAATGTACGTTCTCTTATTCCGACCAGATGTCCCATAATATCAAAGTGAGGAATAACAATTCCATCACAAATGGGATCATAGCAGATGCCTCGTTCATCGCAAACACTTTTTGATATACCCTCTTTCTCCCAAGGAATGATGCGCGGGCGCGGGAAATGTAATAAAATCTTATCATCAAAAATGGGGAGTCCGTCCGAATTTTCATATCCGTATGATAACTTCTCTTTTGATTTTTTATTAAAATATTCCCAATCTTGAAGAGATGTTTGTCCTTCCAAAAAATCGTTTTCAAAATTTAATGAGAAGAAATCCGTGACAAAGGTCATTGCATTATACAATGACCACTCTTCATTTTGTAATGCTTTGATTTTAATAATTAACTCAAAAATATCAAAAGCATCATCCCCACAGTTAGTATAACATTTAAATAATCCTGTGTTAAAATAGTAATATAATTTATGACTATCTCCACCATGACAAATAGTTTTACAAATTAAAGTATCTTTATAACGGCGAGGTTCCCCGCCTAACTCAGTAAGGAGATCTTCCATTTGTGTAATAGTTAAACTATTTTTTATTTCATCTTTATCAAATTTCAAAAAGCACCATCCTCTCGGGGTAGCACATTAATTTGTAAAGCTGGAACATCAATTAGTTCATATTGATAATCTGTTACAAATTTTGGTTCAATTTTACAAGTGGCTTTATTAGAAACGCACCAAAGTAATACATCTTTATAACGACCACGCCTATTTTTATATACAGAAATTTTAGTATCAGGAGGCGGGAATCCTTGTTGATCAACAAGTGGCTGTAGAGCTTCTCTATCTTCTTGGCTAGCATCAAGCATAATCATGCCTAAATCAATTTTGTCTGCAATAGATTTAGCTCCACGCAAAAGGTTCTGATCATATACTTGAGCAGTTCTATATTCTGTATTAAGCTGAGTTGCAGTCTCAATAAATACTCCATATTCAACTGCAAGGTCTTTTAATCTAACAGCAATCATAAAGAGAATATTATATTCTTTCAATCCTTCTACTCTAGATTTGCCACTTACTTCAGAGAGAATCTTCATACTAGTATGAACATAATCATGACAAATATATCTAGCATTAAATTCACGAACACCAAATTTAATCGTGTTTTCAATGTCCTGAAGGCTAAAATCTGGTAGCCGTTTAACCTGGAGCGGTGAGTTAGAAAGGACTGCCGCCGCATGTCTTACTCTTTCTAATTCATCTCCCATATAATTATTATATAAGATATGGTCTTCTGGAACATCTGCAATAAAAGCCAGCATCATGGTTTGAATTTCATCTAACTGTTGTTCTGTTGAAATATAAATTGTAGGTTCAGCGCTTTTATTTTCTACCCATTCACCACGCTTATATAATTCTATACAAGCAAAAGTACATGCGTCTGCAATCATAGCTCTAGTTTTACCGACACCTGTTGCCGCCGATCTAAGATATAATTTGCCAAGACGTGCGCCGCGAGTAATTGTGTTGGTAATATCTCCAAACATGGGAATTCCTAATTCAGGAACTGTCATTAACCTATCAATTAATTCATCAACTCCTTCTCCTGCTTGAGCAAAAGAAGTATCAGCATTATCAATATATTTAGCTTTAATTTGTTCAATTTTAGCATCAATTTGATCTGCAATTTTTTCAATAGGAGTATTATCTAACCAATCTTCCTGAGCTTGTTTTTTCTTTTGATCAAATAGATTATCTATATCATATAACCATGATAAATCTAACCCAACTTGTTCTTTATACATTCTAAATAAAGTCATTTTTTTCATACGTTTATAATAGTAATCAAATGCTGCAAGTTGAGTAGAAGTTTTAAGTTTTTCTAAATATTCTGCTCCATTATTTGCTTTGTAAGTTGCTAATTTAGTTGGACGTTGTTCAAGATAATCTTCAATAGTAGAAGTATCAATCGCGGCGGCCCCTAAAGCGTGCAAATTATATATAGAACCAAAAATAATTTTATGAAATGGTTCTGTAAAATCGTCTTCAGTGAAATGATAATTTTCATTATCTAATAGGTTTGGATTTAAATAGACTCCACCAATAACTTGGATTATACTTCCAATATCAACATATCGACCCATTTTAATCCTCCCCTAAATTAAATAAATGCGGCGGAGTTACATAAATCCTAGGTGATGGGATCGAAATAGTCTGGACTGTAATTTGATAAGGGGTTGCCGCCGCATTTTTTTGTTGTTTTTGATATATTTCAAAATAATATTTATAAGCATCTTCGTAGATATAAGGCAATATACCAACTGCCCCATGTGCATTTTCTTTTGAGCCATGTTTAATTTCATAAAACCATTTTAAAGCTTTTAACATACCACTATAAGAAAAATGATAATCTGTTTTATACTTTTGTAATAGTTTTTGAGTTTTTACAAAATTAAAGTCTTCCCCTAATAATGCACTAGTATATTCAATTAAATTACTCCAGTCTTCTTGTTCTTGAAGGTCTGCTGCATCTTGCGCTTCATAACATTTTTTATGAGCATATCTATTTTTTATTTTTACGAACTCAATTTTAGGATCATTTCTATCAAATGATTCACCACAAAATTTACATTTTACAATTGCTTTTGGCATTATTATCACCTACTATATATAATATTATACCAAAATAAAAGAAAATTGTCAAGAGCTTTTTATTACTCTTGACAATTTAGCAATTATATATTTTATATTAAGTTGGATTAGGGATATCTTTAAGATCGTCAATAATGAGAGACAAAGCCTCAGTCTGTTCACGACTCATATTACCAACTTTATTTCCTTTTCCAAGATATCTATCTGTAACTTGCTGGATTCGTGGACTCCAATATGATGCCATTTCTTCATCTGAAGCAGATTTAACAATATTTTCAATAATATTATTAAATTCTGCCATAAGAGTATCAAAATCTTTTTCGGGAGCAGCCTGATGAAGAGTTTCACGTTTATCTGTAAATAGCTCTTGTCCTTCTTCAGCCATTTGCTTATCAATAGCATCTGCAATAGCATTCACAAGATTTTGATAAGTAAAATCAATTACATCTGGTGTGTACTTAAAACGTGAGCCAGCTTCATATCTTGGCGTACCGCGCATAAAAAGCTTGGTTACTAAATTGCCATTAGCATCTTCAACAGAACGAGAATAACCGATTATATCACAAAGTCTAGCGCAAATGTTATTTGCACGCTTATCCAAAGTAGGAACAATTTTATTATATTGCTGTTTAGATTCATCTGTAAAGACTTTATCAGTGTCATGAGAGATAATTACAAGTCCATAATTCATCTGAACAATAGAACGAAGAGCTTCATCAAACTCTTTTTCAATCATTCCATACCCCTTGCCATAAGGAATATCACTTACGCTATCGGCTTGATTATTTGCACACACATATTTTGTACAAAGATCATATGCAATATCAGCTGTATCAACTACAATAGTTTCATACATTTTCTGAGCCTTAGGATCTTTCAATTGACGAAGAGTGCGCTTAAAATCAGACCAAGACTCAAGTGGAAGAGCCATAACACCAGGGATTGCCGCATAACCTTTTTCAAAAGCAAGAAGAAGAGCTTTAGGGAATTTTGCGGCGATAGTGGTTTTACCAGTTTTCCAACCACCATAGAGGAATACAGAATATCCTCTTAAATCTCTAGAAACTTGATGTGGTTGAATCTTAAAAATATCAATCTCAGCCATATTTATCTCCTTTAGGTAGAACTAAGTTAGGTTAATACCTAACTTAGAACTTAAATCCGCCTGCAGGAATTCCTGGGACTGCAGTGGGACCAGGGGTTGGAGCGGCTGCTGCATTACTCTGATTCTGATGCTGATAATATTCAACGCTACGCTGCTTAACTTCAGCCAACATAACATTACGATTTTCCATAGCTTTTGCAATATCAGCAGGAGTCAGAATATCTTCTGCACCAAAATCGTAAGGAACCTTATTTGCGTGATTTACAACCCAATTCCGTACTCTACGCTCAACTACATCAACAGCAGCTTCACCGAATGCAGATTCTACTTCTTTTTCAATCTTAACAACTCTGTTTTCGATATACCCACGAATTCCAGTATACATAGGATTGCTAGGATCAATTCCAGCGTTTTCAAAGTAATTCATCGCGCCAGGATGATGAACCACAAAAGTCATAGGAAGAATATCGTTACGGAAATTGAAAACGCAACCTTTAAGTTTTACATAATCTTCTTCAATTCCACGCTCTTCATTCTTTTCAACATATTCCACATTAGTGATAAGAACATCACATTCAAACTTATTTCTTTCCTGTCCTTCTGCTGGAAGTTCTGCGGGGCTTTTCAGAATTGTTACAAATCCACCTTCATGGCGTGGAGTCGAAACCAGTTCATCTCCACCGTTAGGATAAAAATCATTCAGAGCAATACTTGGGGTCAGACGTACACAAGTCGCCTGATCAAGTCCATCCTTAAGAATTGTCTTACCATTTTCAATGATCTGTTTAAGAGCATTGTAAGATGCATTACCCTTACCAGCTTTAGTAGTAGGAGTTACATATGAATAATGTACTTGAAGTACATTCATACCTGCGTCATCTGTTGCAATATCCAGATTTCCATTAATAAAATCTTTACCATAGTTTTCGCTATTTTTGTTTTCTACCTTACGCATTGTAAGATCATGAGTATAGATCCGTCCCACAATCTGTTCAGCATTTTTATTAGTTCTCATATAAGTTCTCCTTAGTAATTTATTAGTTTATATAAATATTATATCATTTATTTTTATATTCGTCAAGTTTAAATGCTTTACCCAATTCAGTAATTTGATAAGTAATAGGGGAAAGCGTTGACATCTTTTCTACATAACCATCGGTAGCAAGCTTACGCATTGTACCTGAAATAGAACGAGTATTCATATCCAGGGCTTCAGCCAACATTTTAGCTGAAAAGATATATCCATCTTCCTGGCCCTGGAGATACTCAAGGACGGCCGCGCCTTTTTCTGTAATGACACTAGAATTTTTCACAGTTCCATTTTTAAATTCAGTAAAATAATTCATAGCATCTTCATTAATAGTATTTGTTTTTAGCAATTTTTCGATTTCAGCAATAAAATTTTCTTTAGTAGTCATTACTTTTAAGCCTTTCTTTCATTTTATATATAAATTATATCATAAAATAAAAGAATTGTCAATAATTATCCTTTAAATAATTGCGCTACGTATGTCACATTATCATCTGCTACATAAACTCCAATAGCTGTTTCAGTAAAATGTTGAAGAAGAATGTTGTCTCTATGACTCTTGGAGTTCATCCAAGTGTCAACCATCATAGATGCAGTTGATAATTCTGGATCAGCTTTTAACAAATTTTCACCAACAACAAAATAGTCACCAGTAATTACGCTATGACAAGAAGATCCATCTGGTCGAGTATGAGAAAATTGAATTGCACTTTCTTTTGCTCTTAAATCGGCAGCTGCTTGCAAATTTTTATTGTAAGTCAAAACGGGAAGGTTATTATTTTGACGTACTTGATTAATTAATGCAAAGATTTCTTCATTAATACTATTATAGGTAGTTTGATATTCTATTGAAGGTTCTTTATCTTCAGGTAATGTTACAATATCATCATTATCATTTGTTTCAGTAGCTTGCGCATTTTGTGTTTGCTGTAACTCTTCTAATAATGCGTTATACTGTTCTATAGTTACATAATTATTACTAGGAATAATTACATAAGTCCCTGGTCCTGCATCATATGGGGAGATATGGTATGCGCAGGGGATATCTTTATCAGCAACTCCTGTAATATAAGTAGTTCCGTCAGGAACAATAGCATCTACATTAGTTGCACTAGCTGGAACAATAATTCCAATTAGTAAAATTAAACAAAATATAAAACTTATAAATCTTTTCATGCTGTTGTTTTCTCCTGCAAAATAAGATTTAAAACAATACCAACAATTAAAGCTAAAGCAGTACCGGAAAAACTAAAAACATCATTTCCAATTACGATGCCACTAATTCCAATTGCTAAAATAACAGATACAAGAATTAAATTCTTTGAATTATTTAAATCTACATCTTTAAGTAATTTAATACCACTGGAACTAATGAATCCATAAAGAACACACGCTGTACCGCCACCAATTACACAACTAGGGATAGAAGCGATAAAAGCTTGAATAGGTTCTAAGAAACCTAAACTAATCATCATTAAAGCTGCTACTACAGTCGTTTTCACTGAAGCACACTTACTAAATCCTACTGCGGCGACACCTTCTCCATAAGAGCAGGCTCCTAATCCACCAAAACAAGAAGTCGCTAGGTTTGCCATGCCTTCGCCAATAAAAATACGACTTAGTCCTGGATCTTTATAAAGATCTACTCCAATGATGCCACCAAGAGCGGCATGGTCACTTAAACATTCACAAATTGCACTTACCGTAAAAGCTACGTATACTATAATAACAGGGATAATTGAATCATCAATAGCTCCCCATGATGTAAAGGCTAATTTTGGTAAAGCGATTAAATGAATATTGTCAAATTTAGTAAAATCAACTAAACCGAATGGAATAGCAACTAAATATCCTACCAAGGTTCCAATCAAAAAGGGGAACATAGATAAAGCGCCTTTAAGATAATGACTGGATAATGCAATTGCTAATACTGTAATTAGAGCAATAACAATTCCAAGATTACCTGTATCTCCAATATATCCAGGAATAAATCCCATTAGATTAATACCAATAACAATAGTAATTGAACCTATTAAAACCTTTGGCATTACTTTATATAAATTATCAATAGAAATATAATGGAAAATAATACCAAAAATAATATATGTTGCACAAGCTACCGCGCCTCCTATTGCGACTGCCGTATATCCACCTATTGCAAATGCTGCAAGAACAGGGGCGACAAAAGCACCACTATTAGAAATAAACATAGGAGATTTAAATTTAGTGCATAGACTATAAACAATAGTAGCCATACCTGCACCAATAAAAGCCCCAGATAATTCAACTCCACAAATTTGAGCAATTAGAGCTGTTGCTGTAAAAACACTCAATAAGATTTGTAAACTAAAAAGTAACAGTCTTCCAATAGGAGGGGTATCATTTGTTTTATAGATCATTGCGTTTCCTCCACATATAAATTTCATGAATTACAGCATCAATATTATCAACCAAAACACCCGCCTGTTTGATTAAGCCAGTAACATAAAGATTTTGATATGAATATTGCTGTTCACCAAGAGATGCGGCGCCGCCCCAATCTTTAGCATCACTATGAGTATTAAAACATTGACGAGTATCTGTACAAATACCAATAATTATTTTATTGTCACCACGCATAATCTTTTCAAACATCACGCCTATCTCTGCGCAAGTACCAGATGGAAGTACATCGCCATCTATACAAGCAATTAAGATATCTGTTTGATTCAATCGAGCATTATCTCCATTAGCAATTTCTTGTGAACCTGCAAATTTCTTCTTTCCTTCTACTCCATTTATTTCAGTATTTTCTACGGGACTATAAAGGTTTACATCTGGAAAGGCTTCACGAATTTTTGCAGCCCATTCAATATTTCTCAAATAATCACCATAAAAGAAAATTGGTCCTGCAAGGTATATATTCATACTGTAAACTCCTTAAAATCTTCTAAATAAAGAATTTTTTTATTTAATGATTCTGCATAAGCAATTTCTGATTTAGTAGATTGTCCAATATAATTATTTTTATTAATAATAAAAACAATATCTGCCATTTTAATTTTTGCTTTATGTAGATTGTCTAATTCTTGCTTTTGTATTGTAGTAATTTGGTCACCCGCATGACCAAAAACCATAGGCATAACAACAATGTAACCTTCAAGAGTAAACCATTTACTCCAATACAAAAAGTCGTCTTTAAATCTAGTGCTGCCGCATAAACATACAATAGGATATTGATGAGGAATATGTTTAATTATTGCCTGCGGTTCCATTATATCCATACTCCTTTGCTTGGTATAATTCTATAAAATATTTTTCTTTATTATCTAATTCTTCTTTTGAACATTCAGTAATTAATTCAAAAGTAAAATTTTCTAATCCATAATCTTGAATTGCTTTATATAATTTATTCCCAGGAGGCGTATCAATACCTAACCCACACTTACAATGCTCAGACCAACGTTTATATACATCTACACTCTGGCCTATATAACATTTATCTGTTTGAATATTAGTAATTTTATAAATCCCCATTTTAGTTTTATCTTGTAAAATTTGTGGGAATCGTATTTTAGCAAGAGGTTGCCAATAGGTTTGCCAAATAAGCATAGATAACACACGAGGTTTATGTAATATTCGCCGCACTTTTTCTAATTCTTTAATATCATCTAAATCAGTAGAAGAAGGTAAGAGACGATAATTATCTTTATTTTCTTTTACTTCCTGCTCTTTTAATAAAGCTTGATGCGCGGCCGCCCTTGTTGCGGATATTTCATTTAATTTTTGTTGTTCACATTCTAAGTTCTTTTTTAAATCATTAATTTTTAATTGATACTTAACATCTTCTTGGGTGTAAGCATGTTCTAGTGTTTCACAGTAAGATACAAAAGCTTGATTAGCTAATTCTTTTTGAACTACAGCAGTAGTTTCAGCAGTAGTTTGAAGTCGTTGCAATTCTTCTTGTGAAAGTTGCACGGCCTTTTTACTTTCAATCTCTTGTTCTTTCCAAGCGGAAGCTGAAGCAATTTGTTCTTTTAATTGTTCATTAATTTGAGCAATTTCTTCACTATAATGATTAATTTTACTATGCAAAAAATTGCATTGATTAGATAATGTTTGATTTTTTTCTAATAATACTGCATTTTCCGCTTGAATTTTTGTATTTACTTTTTGCCTAGAGATAAAAGCATATATAGCTAATATGGCAAAAAGTATTGCTAAAATTATTAAATATACCATATTTCCATATATACAAAAAATGGGCTGGGTTATACACCCAACCCTATTTAAAAACTATATATTATTCCTCAACTTCTGCATCTGGATCGAAAGCACGTCCATCAGCAGTCAGCTTAATAAGCTTAACCTTTTCATGAGTACCATCAGCGAGTTCCATTTCAGCCTCAATACGTTCGGTATAACCCTTGCGCTGGAAAGAGGTGACAGAACCATTGACTGACTTAACATTCATATCAAGTGCTTCTGCGATATCCTTCGCAGTGAAATCCTCGCCGTCATGAGCCTTAATGTAATTGAAAATATCCTTTGTAGCCTGCTTCATAGCCATAATAATTTGTTCTCCTTAAAATAAATATTTAATAATTAGTTTTAATATTGGGCGAGAAATCAATCACCCTTTATTATGTTATTATTATATCAAAAATTTTTCTTATTGTCAATGCTTCCTAAAAAATTTTCAACATATAACGTTACCATAACTAAATCCTTGGGTGATAGACATTCCATATATGATTGAATTTTCTCTTCATTAGATTGAACATTTTTGCCCAAGGCGATTTCCCGCTCTGCATTAATAATTTTCTGTCCGATGATTTGTATATCTCTTTTTTTCATCTTACAAATATATTATATCAAAATATTTTTTAAAGTGCAAGTAGGTCGTCGATCAAAGCAAGAAAATCTGTTTCTGAAATAATAGGTATATTTAATTTCTTTGCAGTAAGATTTTTAGCCGTAGTAGATTCAGTGTCATTATTAATTAGATAATCAGTTTTACTTGTAACTGAACCAGTTACTTTTCCACCATGATTCTCAATCCACTGTTTAAGACTATCTCTATTATTCCATTTATATACTTTACCAGTAATACAAAATTGCTTACCTGTCAAAAGTTGTGTTTTATTTTCATTAGGATCTTCTTGAAAAACCATTCTTGCAGCTACATCATCCATAATTTCAAAATCATAATTATGAATATTATTGTTCATAATATAACCAAAATCAGGGAGATGACTAAAATCTTTACCCTCAAAAACAGCTGATCTAAATGCTTGCCATGTTTTATAATAATTAGCAATAGTTTTAGATGCTGTTACTCCAATTTCTGGGATACCTGCCGCCGCAATTACTCGCCATAGTTCTGTATATCTGCTTTTCTCTATTGCCACTAAAATTTTATCTACTGAAGCTGTACCAAATCCAGGCTTTTTAATCCATTCATTACGATGAAGATCAAGATTATAGATACTATAAAAATCTTGTACCCAATTCCAATCAACTAATTTTTCTAAAGTAGCTTTAGAAAGGCCTTTTATATCCATGCCTTTTTTGCCACAAAAGTGATCAAGTTTATTAATTAATTTTCCATCACAATCAGGATTAGAACAATAAAGAAAATCATCTTTTATTACTGTTGGTTCTCCACAAATTGGACAAACTTTTGGTGGAACCAATATCATATCTTTATATGTCATACCAGGTTCAAGATAAAAATCAGAAAGTGACCTGGTTATTTGAGGTATAATTTGATTTTGTTTACAAACCCAAACTTTTTGTCTTTTATGTGGAGTATTTCCTAAAACTTGCTTCATAATATTTAAATTATGAAGAGATGCTCTATTCACTATTGAATCACCAAAATCAATATCGTCAAAGATTGCAATTGGAGTTAACTGTCCAGTTTTCCCAATAGACCATTCAATATCTTTTAATCGACTTTCATATTCTTCATCATAGAATTTAAATGCTATCCCACCACGGAAATGATGTTCTGTTGCTCCTAAAGATTGATAATATTCACAATCATTAAATTTAAATACAATGCCATCAATTGGTAAACTTTCATCTTGGGCCCAATGCTGCAATTGTTCAATAGTATGATGGATATTTGTAGTATCAGATATAATTATATATGGTACAACAGCAAAACCTAGGTTATTTAATTCAAAAAGTTTTTGACTTAATGTTGGCTTATTAATTCCTTTTAAACAATCCCATGCAACAAATGTTAATTTTCTAGTAGCGCACTCAGCTGCATCAAGTAATCTAATAGATCCAGCAGCAAAGTTGCGAGGATTGGCAAATTTATCTGAAAATTGTTCAAAATTTTTATATGTGCATATGATTTCGCCATCAATAACTACTTCATTATGAATTGGAATAATAAGAGGGACATTCTGAACCCCATTCATATTATGAGTTACATTTTCTCCTATAATACCATTACCTCGCGTTTCCGCAGATACTAATTTACCATCTTTATATAAAAGAGAACAAGTTAAACCATCCATTTTAGCCATGGCAATAGCGTTATGTCCTTGCAGAAAATTTACTATTTCTTCTTCATTTTTGGTTTTTTGGAGTGAAAGCATTGGATGATTATGCTCTACTTTCTCAAGAGAGTTTTTTACAGTATAATTAATTTTAGTAGTAGGAGAATTAGATAAGACAACTCCAAATTCTTTTTCAAGTTCTTGAAGTTGAAAATACATATCGTCCCATTCTTTATCTGAAATTGCGGGGGTTCCTTCATCATATAATTTTGTATAATAATTAAGTTTTTCAACTAGGTCTCGCATTGTATCAAAATTATAAACCATATTTATCACCTTTTTAGTAAAGTAAGAGAATAAAATATTCTCTTACTTTAAAGTTTAGTAACTTCAGTAATTTTACTATTTTTAATCATAATATTACCTAAAGTAATACGTCCACCAATAGGAATATCAGATGCTGAAATGCAAATTGAGCTAGGAACTCCTGTTAACAAAATAGTATCTGTTGGATTTACTAGAATAGCTGACACTAATTCTCCAGTTGCAGCGCATGGCTTATATGTATAGATGCCGCGGCCGCCCCTTGCTTGAACAGGGAATTCCTTGATATCAGTCATTTTACCTAGACCTTTTTCTGAAAATACCGCTAGATATTGTTTCTTGCCTATAGGAAGCCCCGCAATTACATAGTCGTTATCTACTAATTTAATAGCTTTAACGCCTGCCGCAACCCTACCAACAGGAGTAATTTCTGTAGACATAAAATGAATTGCTAAACCTTGTTTGGTCACTACAACTAAATCTTCATCTTTTACAAAAGTAACACTAACAATTTCATCGTTAGTATCTTTAAATTTAATTGCTTGAATACCAGTAGTTTTTTTAGTATCCATATATTCTTTAATTTTAGTCTTTTTAACTAGACCATTTTTTGTAAAGAAAATAACATATTCTGCATTGGTATCTCTATATAATGAAGATACAGCACAAACTTTTTCATCAGGTTCAAACTTACAAAGAGAAGAAATAGGGACTCCACCAGAAGTATTATTACCTTCAGGAATTTTTTCTACTAACATTCTATATAGTTTACCCTTATTAGTAAATATCATAAGAGTATCAATAGTATTTGTACTAATTAAAGAAAGAATTGCATTATCCGAAGTTTTTACGCCTTTTCCAGCTCTATTCTGTGACTTAAAGTTGGCCCGCGCGATTCTTTTAACATTTCCCGCTTTTGTCATAACTACTACAACATCTTCAGGAATTACTTCAGCTATCTCTTTTTCTTTCGTTGAAATATTAATTTGAGCAAGTTCTGTTCTTCTATTGTCTCCATACTTTTTAACAATAGAACTAAGACGATCTTTAAGAATCTCTTCTTGTTTTTCACGAGAAGCTAATATCCATTGAAGGTTTTTAATGGTATTTAAAAGATCCGCAGCTTCTTTTTCAAGTTCTACCTTTTCTAACTTTGCAAGAGAAGAAAGTCGCATAGCTAAAATAGCTTTTGCTTGGTTATCTGTAAATTGATATTTCTCAATTAATTTAACCTTTGCGGCCGCCGCACTTTCAGACCCTTTAATTAGAGCGATGATATTATCAATATCTTCTAATGCTCTAAGCAAACCATTTACAATTTCTAATCTGTCTACAGCTTTATCTAAATCAAATTGAGTTTCTTTTAAAATACATTCAATATTATGATTTATATAAATTTGAATACATTGTTTTAGATTAAGTTCAGTTGGAACCTTATCTACAAGAGCTACTTGATTATAACTAAAGGAGGTCTGAAGATCAGTTTTTGCAAAGAGTTGATTTACTACTACTTCAGGATTAATTCCTGAATCACATCTAATAACAATATTCAGTTTACCTTTACTGCTACTATTGATGACTTCATCAATACCTTCTATCTCTTTTGCATCACAAGCATCGCCAATCTGTTTAATCAATGCTTCTGTAGAAGTTCCATAAGGAATTTCATAAAAGATAATATCCTGCTTTTTAATTTCATATTTTCCACGGATTTTAACAGATCCACGTCCGCTCTTCATGATCATAGGAATATCATCTTTATTAATAATAATTCCACCAGTAGGAAAGTCTGGGCCAGGAAGAGTTGGTTCTTTCCCATCAAGATAATCAAAAATAGCTTGAGCAACTTCTTTAAGGTTATGCGGCGCCCAGTTGCACGACATTGCTACACCAATACCACTATTGGGATTGCACAAAAGATTTGGGAAAGCTGCAGGAAGAGTTGTAGGTTCTTCTAGAGTCTCATCATAGTTTGGAATAAATGGTACATTATTTTTCTTTAGTCCAATTAACATACCATCTTCAGCCAATTTTGATAGGCGGGCTTCAGTGTAACGATATGCGGCAGGACCATCGCCGCCAATATTACCTAGATTGCCATGAAAATCCATCAGTGGATATCGCATAACCCAGGGCTGAGCCAATCTTACAAGAGCCCCATAGATACTAGAATCTCCATGAGGATGGAATTGACCCATCACATCACCAACAATCTTTGCACATTTAACATGAGCTTTATTATTGGTATATCCGCTATGAAGTGCGCCATATAGAATTCTTCGTGCAACAGGCTTAAGACCACTTTTTGCATCGGGGATAGATCTATCTGTATTAACGGCTACTGCATATTCAATAAAGTTCTGAGATAATTCATTTATCAGATCATTAGTCATTATAAGTAGCCTCCTTAGCATGTGTTTTAATAAAATTCTTACGAGGAATTACTGCTTCTCCCATAAGATCATCAAAAAGTCTATTTGCCTTTTCAACATCTTCAACTGTGATTTGTTGAATAATTCTTTGCTCTGGATCAACAAGGATCTCAGTTTCTTCTGCTGACAATTCACCAAGACCTTTGAGTCGATTTACTGTATATTTTTTATTACGATTTTTAGCTCTATAAGCTTCAAGAGCTTCATCATTTTTAAGATAAAGATAATTATCTTTACCTTCAGTAATTTTATAAAGTGGAGGAACGCCGCCATATACATAGCCATCAAGGATTAATTCAGGACAGAATGTCCATATAAAAGTATAGAACAAATTCTTAATATGACTACCATCTACATCGGCATCACTCTCGATTATGATTTTTCCATATCTTAGATCTTTCGGATCATAAGTCAGCCGCATAGTTTTCATATCAACTTTAAGACCAAAAGCTTCAATCATGGTCATAATTTCAGCGTTCTTTTGAATCTTATCTAGACTTGCTTTACGAACGTTTAAGATTTTGCCACGTACAGGGAGTACAGCCTGAGTTTCAGCATTTCTAGCTTCTTTAAGATTACCCGAGGCACTGTCGCCCTCAGTTACATAGATCTCGCATTTCTTACGATCTCGTCCCCAACAATCGGCAAGTTTGCTATCAAACTTTACAGCTTTTTCTTTTTTCTTCTTTTGCTCACGAGCGGCATCTCTAGCCTTTTTTGCAGCTTCTCTTGCTTTACGTGCGGCCGCCGCCTTATCAAAGATAGTTTTAATTTCTTTTTCATTATTAGCAAGCCAATACTGAATATTTTCAGCAATAGCTCCAGTAAATGGTGTCATATCTAATTTAGTAACACGGACTTTTACCTGAGCATCATATCCAACATTAGGGGCTGTTATATTAAAAACAATATACATACCTTCTTGGATATCATCTCCAGTAAGGTTATCGTCTTTTTCTTTAAGCCATTTTTTCTCTTTAAAGAATTTGTTAAATTCACGGGTAATAACAGTTTTTACTTGACTAATATGCGGGCCTGCTTCGGTAAGACCAGTATTAACATATGGAACAATAGTAGATGAATATAGTGAAGTATAAGTAATTACCATATCCATTTTATTTTTACCCTTAGCAAATTGCATGTTAAAACGGTTATTAATAATCTCTTTATCTCCTACTGCGGCGTCAACAAGATCATTAATTCCATGAGTTGAATAATAATTAATTTTTTCACCATTATTATTTAATTCAATTGTTAAACCTGGACAAAGCGCCGCAATAGTTTCAAAAAGTTTTTTTAATTCTTTTATATCAACTTCTGGATGTGTAAAAAATTCTTCACTTGGTTCCCACTCAACAATAGTACCAGATGGGCCATCAATTTTGCCATTAGCTCTTCGTTTAAATTCGCCTTCAACAAAATTAATTAATTCATATTGTCCATCACGATTTGTTTGAACAGTGAGCCAATGAGAAAGATAAGTAGTAATTTTACTACCAATACCAAAAGAACCCAACGAAGTGCCTTCATAAGTTCCATCTTCACGGTACTTACCAGAAGTATTTAATACACTGAAAGCAGCTTCAAGAACTGTTTTACCATCTTCACGATAACTATTAGGGATAAAACCTTGGCCATAATCTCTTACTCTGACTTTTGCTCCATCTATCCAAACCTCAATTTTATTACCATGCCCAAGACGGTATTCATCAACAGCATTTGAAAACACTTCTACTGCCAATTGAGTCGCATATGTGCAATCTCCTGCATAAACTTGAGGTCTAAGACGAGTAAAAGCCAATGGACTTAAGCTTTCAATACTATCTTCATTATATAAAGTTTTATCTATTTGTTTCGCCATTTTTTACCTCATTTATATAGTCATAATATGTTTTAAATTGTTCTTTATTTAAATAATACCAACCATCCTCATCACCAATGACCATATACATAATTTCATCTTGTTGATCAGGATTAGGAGAATAAAAACCACCAAACTTAACATCCATATTATAACCTATTAACTCTCCTTTCCCCTTTTTCATTCATTTTATATATTATAACATAGAATTTTTTGTTTGTCAAGTTTTTGCTTAAAAATTTTAGGAGATTTTTAAGCAAAAAATAAAAGTGGGTTATCTAATTAAGATAACCCACTAATTATTAACGAATATATTGAGAAGCTGCGTATCCAGTTAGTTCATTTCCAGTAATTGCATACCAAGTTGAACCATCAGAAGCTTCAACAACTCTATTCAAAGTAACCGATGTGCCATATCGTAATTGACCAATCACATTATAATTCATACCTGGACCTGATCTTACATTTAAAACACTAGCAATTACATGATGTGTAGTATTCTCTGGAGTTGTGGTAGCTGAATTATTAATATCTACATTAGTATTTTGAGCATATTTGCCATAACCTAAATTAGTAGCAGTATGTTGTGCATCATTAAGAATAATATCTCCAGGTAGTAGATAACTTGGACCTGTTAAATATTTTGATGCAGTTAAAACTTCAAATCCTGCTGCACGAAAACCAGCTCTCATATTGCCAGTATATGTAGCATTAATGTTTTGTAAAGCTGGGATTCCTAATAAATAACCAACAGCTTTGACATTTGCAATAACACCCGCGGAGCAGTCTGCTTCGCAAGGGACTTTAATATTTTTAGGCCAATATCCAACTGAACGAAGTTGATTCCAATAGGTTTGATTCTCTGATTGGTCATAACCAACATTATCATTTTTTGCAGCCTGAATACCTAATTCAGCTATATACTCACGAACTTGTCTATTAGGATGACGTAAAATGCACTGCCACCCTTGATTATACCAATTAATAATCCACCATTCTTTTCCAGATTGATCGCCTGCGCGGCCGCCTCTAATGCCACCATGTTCATCTTTACCACAGTTAGAAATTTTACCATTATAATTATTAAAATCTGTGGTGATCTTTGCGGCAGTAGTTGGTGTGACTGCGGACGAAGCAGGCGCCGCCGCGTCATTATAAGTAGTTGATCCACTAGTTGATGGAGTAATTATTGTTGTAGTTTCTTTCTTTTGAGATCCTAAACGATTAGCTAAGCTTTGAATAGCATTATAATCAAATCCAGCATTAATAAGTCTAGTACGACGATCTACTCCTGTACCCCATTTGCCGTTTAAGACCTCTTGTGCGATTTCTTCATTTGTTGCTTGTGCTGGACCGACTCCATATTGTTTATTAATTAAACTTTGAATTTCAATCCAACTATATCCAGCAGCTTGTAGTTTTTCTTTACGAGCATCACCATTACCCCATCTACCTTGTAAAACCTCTTGTACAATTTGATTGGGATTTGTCATGATTACACTACCTTATCTCCAAAATTAATAAATTCTTGAATATTAGTATTGCTTTCCATAAGATGTCTTAAAGTAACTAGAGCTTCATCTACTAATTCACAGAATTTTTCAAACTTTAAGACAGCTGCAATTTGAGGGAATTTAGCTACAAACATGTCATAAACTTTTGCTAATTTAAGTTTACCCGTGCCCGCGCCCATTTCTTGTTCTGCTGCGGCAGTAGCATATAATAGCCAATTCTTAACGATAGCTAATTTAGCATCAGTAGGTGCTTTAATAAATTTATTAATAAAGTATCCTACAACAATACCAATAGCTAAAAGACAGATTCCATAAAAAATATAATCATTCATAGTGTTTCTCCTTTACCCTACAGCGTTTTCATCATAATAAAAATTAAAATTGTTTGCGGCGGCAGCCTCATAAGTAATACCGCCTGAGGTATTTTCTTTTGTAGATTTAGCATAATAAGCTGCAAGAGCGATAACCTCACCTACAACAGTACCGATTAAGGTGACGAGGGGTGTAAAGTCTGGCATAATCCCCATTATAGCAGCTAAATGTAGACTTTGCACTGTTACCCAGGCCGTAAAAATCTCAATAAAAGAACAAGAAATAAAAAGGAAAATCAGTGCTTTTTTACTCATCGTAAGTGAGTTAGTTGTTGATTTTGTTAATTCATTATATTCCTCACGTATTTTTCTTTGTCTTTTGAGATTTTCTTTTTCAATTTCCCATTTTTCTTCATCCTTGGCAACTTGTTTAGCTTTGTCAAGGTATTCATATTTCTCTTTCCTAAGGAATAGCATTAATTATCCCTCTTTATAATTTTTGTGCGATAGTTGCGATTTTACTTCTATATATGTTGGGAGTGTAATTTCTC